AGATGAACCCGTTTTGTATGAGGGAGAAGGATTAATTGTGGGTTGGACAACAGCTCGGATCTGTTACCAACGGAACGGGTAGCATTAGCGATGTGGCTGCTGATGCAGCAGCCGATGACGACGCGAAATCTGGCGCTGCGGCTGGGGATGAGTATCGAGGGGGCAAGGGTGATGCTCACCAAGATGTCGCGGGTGGTGCCGATCCATTGGCACGAGGGGCGGTGGCAGGTGTGCCATGAAAACACTACAGGTAGTGGGTAGGTATGCCGTATAATATGGTTAGGGGAATCCCCCCTAACCCGTTTGGAGGTGGACGATGAGTTTGCTAAGGTCGAGGAAGTTTCTGACGTTGATTCTGGATACGGTGATTGCGTTGGTGACCTATTTCGTCACCAAGTACGTGGCGCCGGACATGAGCAAGGACGTGCTCTTTGTGCTTGCGGGATTGCAGCCGATTGTGCTGGCGGTGATCGTGATGTGGGGTGTCGAAGACGCGGCGATGAAGCGCGCGGGGATCCTACCGCAACAGCGCAAATGATGCTATTCAATGGATGCAACCTGGCTGCGCCTGGTCGTCGATGGCGGGGCGCTAGTTCTATTGGCCTGTGTGTTGTTTGGGGTGTGGAAGCTGGGCGGGCGGTTTCTGGATATTGTGAACGTTCAATCCCAGCAGGCACAAGAGGGGATCCGCGTCCAGGAGCGGCTGCTGGAGAATATCAAGCAACTCACGCAGGCGGTGATTGATCACGAGACGCGGACGCTGGGCCGGCTCGACGCATACCAACAGCAGTCGCTGGTGTGGATGGATGAGCACGAGGAGAAGGCGGTGGCACGTCAGCGGGAATTGCTGAGGAAACTCAATCCCCCCCCCTCTCCAGGGAAGCGGGGGGAATGATGCCTCGGCGAGCGGGGCATCCGTGCTCAGTGCATGGATGCCCGGCGGTTGTCTATGGGCGGGGGGGGTACTGCCCGGAGCATGCCCAACAGGTGCAGCAGCGCACCGATGCTGAGCGAGGCAGCGCTGCACATCGTGGGTATGGCGCGAACTGGCGACGATTACGGCGGATGTTCCTGCGCGAGAATCCTCTGTGCGAAGATCCATGGGGGGTGCATGCCGGGCCGGTGGTGGCCACCGATGTCGATCACATCGTACCACGGTCACGAGGTGGCAAGGATGAATGGTCGAACCTGCAATCGTTATGTGCATCGTGCCATAGTAGGAAAACGGTGATGCAGGACGGTGGTTGGGGTAGGGAGTAGCCATGCGATGTGAGCAGTGTGGCACGGAGTTCGAAGCGCAGCGTTCAACGAGGCGTTTCTGCTCTGATGTGTGCAGGCAGGCATGGAGGATGGATAATCCACAGTATGAATACGTCTGTAAACATTGTGGGCAGATGTATCGTACTCCCTACCGGGAGCGCAATCAGTATTGCTCAAGAGAGTGTGCCTATCTTGCTCACGAACGGCAGTCATTGCATGCGATTCGAATTTGCATTGTGCATGTGTGCGAGGACTGCGGCGATGTTCTACCAGTAAAAGCCAGGCGGTTGATCAACCGTTGCGATGAGTGCAAGCGTGAGAAGGCGAGATGTGATACGCGTATCTGGGATGCTGCGAAAAAGGGTATCCCGATTTACGAATGCAAAGAATGTGGTGTGAAGTTCGAGGCTCCATTCGGGTTTGGGCGGAGGAACTTTTGTACAGATAAATGTAGCAAACGCCATGCCCGGCGTATCCGCCGCAGCAGAATACGGGCGGGGGATAAGGGCGCTGGGGGATATGATACTGTTGATCCCATTGCAGTGTGTATAGATGATGACTGGCATTGCTACATTTGTGGATGTCCTACTCCCAGGAAACTAAGGGGGACACTGGCTAGCAATGCACCAGAGATTGATCATGTTACCCCCCTGGCCTTGGGAGGGCAGCATACACGTGAGAACTTGAGATGTGTATGTAGATCATGCAATCAACGCAAGAGTGATCGATTGTTGGAAGATGTGGTGTGCGATGGTCGTGCAAAAGCAGTCCAGGTGGCATTATGGTAGGGTATGGCCCCTGCAATCCTCACAGCCCTGACGAGCGGGACCGCCACGGTAACTTTGCGCGCGCGAGCGCATGTTGATCCAATAGGGCATAGAAGGATAGAGAAGTGAGCGGACCACCACCAAAGCCGACTACAATTAAGAAACTGGCCGGGAATCCAGGGAAGAGACGGCTGAATGAGAACGAGCCACGGCCACCAGTGCCTGATCGGGTGCCGTATGCACCGCGGTATCTGTGCGATGAGGGACAGGCGGAGTGGCGGCGCATTACTGGCGTGCTGATTGAGCTGGGATTGTACACGGAGGTGGACCGGACGGCGCTGGCAATGTATTGCCAGGCATTCGGACATTGGGTGGAGGCGGAACGGGAGCTGCAGGCGACGGGCGGATCGATGATGGAGCTGGGGAAGGGCGCGCTGCTGATGAATCCGTGGGCACGGGTGGCGGAGACGTGGTTCGATCGGCTGCGGAAGATGCTGGCGGAGTTCGGGTTGAGCCCGGCACAGCGATCGCGGGTGGCGGCGGCAGCACAGCCGGAGCAGTTGAGCCTGGCGGAGATGCTGTTTCATGGCGTCGACGAGGGGTAGCGGCTGTGGACGTCCACAATGGGTACTGGTTCGACTCGCGAGCCGCCACGGTGGGCGTCAATTTTTTCGAGCGGGTGCTGCGGCACGTGAAGGGCGAGTGGGCCGGGCAGCCGTTCAAGCTGGCGCCGTGGGAGCGGACGATTGTCCGGGATCTGCTGGGGTGGAAACGGCCGGATGGGACGCGGCGATACCGGACGGCGTATATCGAGGTGCCGCGGAAGAATGGAAAGAGCTCGCTGGCGGCGGGGCTGGCGCTGTATTTGCTGTTCGCGGACGAGGAGCCAGGAGCGGAGGTGTACAGTGCGGCAGCGGATCGGGAGCAGGCGGCTATCGTGTTCGACCTGGCGCGGGAGATGGTGGATGGCTCGCCGATATTGGCCGGACGGGCGCAGACGTACCGGCGGAGCATCGTGGTGCCGGGGACCAGGTCCGGGTACCGGGTCCTCAGCGCGGATGTGCCGACGAAGCACGGGCTCAACTGTCACGGGGTGGTGGTGGACGAACTGCACGCACAGCCGAATCGAGAGCTGGTGGACGTGCTGGTCACTGGCACCGGAGCTCGACGACAGCCGTTGGTGGTACTGATCACGACGGCGGGGTTTGACAGGGAGTCGGTATGTTGGGAATACCACGAGTACGCGCGACAGGTGCTGGCCGGCATTATCGACGACGACTCGTTCTATGGCACGATATGGGCAGCGGACGAGGCGGACGATTGGCTGAACGAGGAGATCTGGGCGAAGGCGAACCCGAATCTGGGTGTGTCGGTGAAGCTGGAGTACCTGCGGAACGAGGCGAAGCGGGCGCAGCAGGTGCCGGCGTACCAGAACACGTTCCGGAGGCTGCACCTTAACCAATGGACGCAACAGGAGACACGCTGGCTGCCTTTGGATGCGTGGGACCGGTGCGGGGCGCCGTTCGACGTGAAGCTGCTGGCAGGGGCGGGCTGTTACGGCGGGCTGGACCTGGCGAGCACGTCGGACATTGCGGCGTTCGTGCTGTGCTTTCCGAGCGAGCCGGGGGAGGAGGAGCGGTACGTGTGGCTGCCGCATTTCTGGATCCCGGAGGAGAATATGGTCGAACGAGCTCGCCGGGACCGGGTACCGTACGATGCGTGGGTGCGCCAGGGGCTGATGACGGCCACCGAGGGGAACGTGATTGATTACGGCTACATCGTGCGGGAGATTGAGGCACTGGCGGAGCGATACGACCTGCGCGAGGTGGCGTTCGACCGGTGGGGCGCATTCCAGGTGAGCCAGCAGCTCGAAGGCGCGGGGCTGACGATGGTCGGGTTTGGGCAGGGGTTTGTGTCGATGGCCGGGCCGACGAAGGAGCTGCTGCGGCTGGTGCTGGACGGCCGGCTGGCGCACGGCGGGCACGCGGTGCTGCGCTGGATGGCCGATAACATGGTGGTGACGACGGATGCGGCGGGGAATGTGAAGCCGAATAAGGCAAAGTCGAGGGAGAAGATCGACGGGATGGTGGCCGGGATTATGGCACTGGACCGGGCGATGCGACACGGCGATGCGGCGCGATCGGTGTACGAGACGCGCGGGATCCTGGAGATATGAAGCCGGATCTGAATGACCTGGTGGCGCTGGTGGGGCTGCTGCTCTTGGGGGCGGGGCTGTGGCTGATTTCGCCGGCGCTGGCGCTGATGGTGGTGGGGGGATTGCTGGTGCTGCTGGCGCTGATCCGGGCGGTGAGGCGGGGGGTGGAGTGATGGGATTTCTGAGCGGGCTCACAGCCAGGCGGGCGCCTGGCGGTCCGATGGTGGAGGAGCGGGAGACGCTGGGAGCGGGCTCGACGGCGTGGATCCTGGATGCGTTCGGGATGACGACGCCGACGGGGATCACGGTGACGCCGGAGGGG